AGCAGCTGTTCATGCGGTTCCAGGACGAGATCTGCGGGGCCGCGGAGATCCCGCATACCGTGCTCTACGGGCAGAGCCCGGCCGGGCTGCGGTCGACCGGGCAGTTCGACACGCGCCAGTACTACGACTCGATCTCGACGAAGCAGGAGAACGACCTCAGACCTCAGTTGGACTACCTCGACCAGGTGCTCGTGCGCTCCGCGATCGGAAGCATGCCGGACAACTTCTCGTTCGACTTCAACTCGCTGTGGCAGATCGACGAGGACGCGGAGTCGCAGGTCGAGCTCCGCAACGCTCAGCGCGACCACATATACATGACCGACGGCGCGCTGGAGCCGGAGATGATCACGCGTCAGCTGTTCAAGGACCAGGTGTACTCGACCCTGACCGACGACGACGTCGAGCTGATCGAGTCGTTCAACGAACCGATGGACGCCGGAACAAGCCCGGCCGCCGGACCATCCGCCGGAGGCCCGGAAGCGGAGATGTCGCCGCCCGGCGTCCTGCCGGAACAGGCATTCGCGAAGCGCAATGACAAGCCCAAGTCGCAGGTCCCCATCTCGGTCACGACGGGGAGTGCGCCCATCGCCCCGTAACGAGGTCTGGTACCGGGCGAGGCTGCTGAACATCGTCAAGACCGCGCGGCTCTCCGTCGAGCCCCAGCTGCGCGCGTTCTTCAAGGCCGCGATCAAGCCGGAGAACCAGGTGCTGGCGCACCACGTCGCGAACACCGCGCGGAACATGATCGACAAAGCCGCGAACGAGTTCAAGCTGCACGGGAAGTCGGTGGCGATCGCGAGCGCGGCGGCGAAGATGAACCTGCAGTCGGTCGACCGGCAGGTCGCGTTCCAGATCAAGCGAGCGACTGGCGTCGATGTGCAGTTCCCCAAGCCGCAGATCCCGCACGAAGCGATCACGGACACGATCCGGCTCGGCTCGGCCGACACGGCTCAGATCATCCAGTTCCCGCCGACCCGGTTCGGGTCGCTGCAGAAGACGCAAGCGGTCGTCAGGCAGCAGATCGCGAACAATGTCGTGCTGATCCGGTCAGTGCCGCAGCAGTACTTCGACCGGATCGCGCAGGACGTCTACGACAACATCACGCAGGCGCAGCGTTGGGAGACGCTCGCCGACAAGCTGCAGGACACGCTCGACTACGACGCGGAGATCACGCGCAGCCGGGCGAACCTGATCGCGCGCGACCAGACCTCGAAGATGAACGGCGCGTTCGTCCAGGACAGGCAGAAGTCGGCTGGCATCACGCACTACATGTGGCAGACCGCCGGAGACGAGCGCGTGCGCCCGACGCACGCCGACAACGACGGCCGGGTGTTCGCCTGGGACGAGCCGCCCGAGGTCACCGGGCACCCGGGCCACGACGTCAACTGCCGCTGCGTCGCGCTCGCCCAGTTCGGCGAACTGGAGGAGGCAGCATGATCATCCATTACGTTTTCCTCGGACTGGCGATCGCGTTCTTCCTGATCGCCGGGTTCGGCGTCTCGCACCCGAAAGTGAATTTCGGATGGTTAGGACTGGCGTTCTTCGCCGTCGCGTTCTGGCTTCGCGCGTAGGCTCGGGAACTTCTCGTAGATCGCCGGTAGCGCCTGCTGCTTCACGTCGTCGTCCGGCCACGTCTTCACGTGATTCAGCGCGTCCCGCGCGTGGTCGATGTCAGGGATCGGAAGCATCCGCATAGGAACAAATCATGCCCCAAGGCCGAGACGCGATCAAGCTGAACGCGAAGCGAAGCTACACGCCGGAAGGATACCTCGTCGCGCCGGCCGTCCTCGCGCGCTCCGGCGTCCTGCCCTACTACGCGATGGAGCTGGGGCTGACGGACCGGGCGCCGAACCAGATCGTGCAGGTGTACCGCTCGGCGGACACGCTGGCGAAGTCGGCGCCGACGTTCGAGCACAAGCCGATCACGATGGACCACCCGCCGGAAGGCGTGGACGCGTCGACCTGGCGCGAGCTGGCGGTGGGCGACGTACACGACGTCCTGGCCGAGAACGACAGGATGCACGCGACCGTGATCGTGCGCGACAAGGCGGCGATCGAGGAGATCAACAAGGGTCGGCGGCAGCTGTCGAACGGCTACACCTTCGAGCTGTGCCGGGTCGGCGACGGCTCCAAGCCCTACGAGTTCGAGCAGGTCGATATTCAGGGGAACCACATCGCGATCGTGGATCGCGCGCGGTGCGGTCCCTCGTGCGTTGTCGGTGATCGCGATCCCATCTCAGAGCGAGAGGAGAAGCGAGTCATGGTCAAGGTAGCGATGGACGGCTATCCCGGCGAGGTCGACGAGGTCACCGCGGGGATCATCATCCAGAGGTTGCAGAAGCAGGTCGCGGACGCCGCGGCAGAGAAGAAAACGATCAAGGTCAAGGGCAAGGAGATGGACGGCGACGACGTCGAGGAGGAGCTGGAGAAGCGCGACAAGAAGATCAAGGACCTCCAGGACGCGCAGATGACGCCGGAGCAGTTCCGGCAGCAGTACGCCGCGGAGCAGAGGATCATCGCGCAGGTCAGGGACATGCTGCCCCAGTTCGAGGTCGCCGAGAACGCGGACATCAAGATCGTCTGCGCCGACGCGCTCAGGCAGCTGGAGGCGAACGAGACCACCAAGGCGCAGATCACCGCGCTGCTCGACGGCGCCGCGATCGACAAGGCCTCGACGACGGACCTGATGCGCGCGGTCCGCACGATCCACGCGTCGACGGCGGCGGACCGCCAGGCGCGCGACCAGCGCAACCGCAACGAGCAGCTCGGGCGCGGCCTGTTCAAGGGGCGCGACTCCAGCGGGCCACTCAACACGGACGGCCAGCGGCTGGACGGGCGCGACCTCTGGGTCCGCAGGCAGACGCACATGATGAACCACAAACCCGACGGCTCGGAGCAGGAGCTGGAGCTGTAATTCGCGGCGCGATCCCGCGCAACTCAACCAAACGGAGGTTTTCAATGGTCGAACAGAAATCAACAACACCCGCGCGTCATCCCGCAGCGAGAGAGCCGGAGCAGCAGGCGACGATCGTCGTTCCCCAGACGAACGACATCTTCCCGCGTCCGCCGTTCGATCCGGCGGCGATCGGCTACCTCGACCTCTCGACTGGCGGTTATGACTTCCTGCCGGGACTTCCCGGCCTGATCATCGACACCGGAATCAAGGACGAGATCTCGCGGATCCCGGAGACGAACATCCCGTTCGGCTTCGCCGTCGCCGACGGCGCGACGAACGCCGGGTTCTGCAAGCTCGCGAGCGCCACCACCGACCACGTGATCGGCATCTCGGTGCTCGACTTCACGTGCTTCTTGACCACCATCTGGGGGACATCCGCGTTCTACGGGTACAGCACCAATGCCTGGAGCTGCCGCGTCCTGCGCGTCGGCCGCATCTGGGCGCTGCCCACGACCGCGGTCACGCGAGGGGCGCCCGTAGGCTTCGCCGCTGACGGTTCGCTCTCCACCGGCGGCACCGCGATCAAAGGCGCGTACTGGGCGAGCGACACTCCGGCCGCGAACCAGTTAGCAGCCATCCAGATCAACCTCAACCAGTGACGCGATTCGACGCGGCGATCGTGCCGCTAACAATTCGTCGAGAGTAAAGGAGTGTCCACATGATGAACCAATACGTCGAGAAACGACGCCGCGAGCTGGAGTTTGCCTCTCCGATGATCTCGCACCTCGTGGGAGATGCCTCGACGAACTTCGGCGGAATGGCGTTTCTCATCTCGCAGCTCGCGGTCGTGGAAGCGAAGATCTACGAGCGCAAGTACCTCCCGGTCCTGTACCAGAAGCTGGTCTCAGTCTCCACCGAGGGCGGCCCGGGCGTGACATCGTTCGCGTACCGCACGATGGATGCGGTCGGCCAGGGCAAGCGGATCAGCAACAACGCGAACGACATCCCGTACGTCGACACCAGCTACGGGATGAAGGTCGTCCCGGTCGTGGTCGGCGGCGTCGGGTACCACTACTCGACGGAAGAGCTGCGGCAGGCCGCGATGTTGAACATCCCGCTCCCGGCGGACAAGGCGTCGATCGCGATGACCGCGTACCAGCGCCACATGAACAAGGTGGCCCTGGTGGGCGAGGACGGTGATCTCACCGGGCTGATCAACAACGCGAACGTCACGATCCTCAAGCCCGCGGCGGCGTGGACTCCGACGTCGGCGTTCACGGCGGTCCTGGCGGACGTCAACAACCTGCTCGCGGCGGTCTACTACGCCACGATGCAGAACGACTTCGCCAACACGCTGCTGGTCCCGCCGTCGGTGTTCCAGGGCTGGACGAGCATCTACAACCAGTACACGGGCGAGATGCTGAACGACATGGTCCTGAACAACAACTTCACGACCGTGTCCGGCGGCGGCGACCTGCTGATCCAGCAGGTGATGCAGCTCGAGACTGCGGCGGCGGACGGCGGCCGACGCATCATCGCCTACAACCGCGACCCTGACAACCTCGTCATGCACATCCCGATGCCGCTGACGTTCCTGGCGCCGCAGCCAGTGAACCTCGACCTCAAGATCCCCGGCGAATACAAGTACTCGGGAATTGAAATTCGCTACTACAACACCATCCGCTACATGGACGATGTCTAACGGCACGACGATGACGGGCGACATCACCGTCGACCAGTTCCGCGCGCTCGTCCCGGCCTTCTCGGACCCCGACCAGTATCCCGACGCGACGATCCAGCAGTACATCAACCTCTGCCCGATCCAGTTCAACCAGTGCATCTGGGGATCGAAGCTGATCTTCGGCGAGGCGATGTGGATCGCGCACTGGATGACGCTGTACGGCGCCGGGAACGGAACCGGGCCGCCGATCGCGGTCGGCGCCATGAGCTCGTACGCGACGAGCAAGAAGGTGGGCGACACGTCCGTGTCTTATTCCGAGGGCGTCATGGAGAAGATGTTCGACAATCCGTACCTGCTCACGCCGTACGGTCGCGAGTACTGGTTCATGGTGACGCACCTCGCGGGGATCGGCTTGATGATCGTGTGACGCATGCCAGCGAAGGTCAAGATCACGACGGTCGTGATCCCCGGCAAGGTCTCGATCCGCGAGCTCTACGACTGGGTGACCGTGAAGCCGGACTACGTGCGCGTTGGCCTGCCCGACTCGCCGCACACGAAGGAGCGGGTCGCTGCGGGCAAGGGCAAGGTGAAGACCCGAACCGGGCGAGGCCTGACGATCGCGCAGATCGGCGCGATCCACGAATACGGCGCGCCGGGAGCCAGCATTCCGTCCCGGCCGTTCCTGCACCCGGCGCTGCGCGAGGGAACGCCGGAGCTGCAGCGGCTCACCAAGATCCTGCTGTTCGAGGTGCAGAGCGGATCGATCACCAAGGAGATCGCGCTGGAGCGGCTCGGGCTGCTCGGCCAGCGCCTGGTGCAGCAGAAGATCAGGCGCGGCGAGTTCGCCGAGCTGCAGCCGAAGACGATCGCGCGCAAGAAGAGCTCGAAGCCGCTGATCGACACCGGGCAGATGATCCAGTCCGTCACGTTCGCGGTCGAGCGATGAACGACAAGAAGAAAACGAACTGGCGCGAGGCCGCGATCTGGGCCCTCATCGTGGCGCTCGTCTTGGAGTTCGCCATCAACCTGTTCGCCAGGCGCACGGTGTGGCACCGCATCTCGGCGATCGAGCACCGCCTGGAGCGCATCGAGGACCAGCTGAGCCGCGAGGGACGCTGATGATCGACATGAGCGAGCTGATGGTCGACCCCGACTTCGTGCAATGGGGTCCGGTGCAGATCACGCGCACTCAGGGAGCCTACGACGGCGGTGGCGCGTGGCACGACGTCGGCCCGAAGACCATCGAGTGGGTGACGATGATCGTGCAGCAGAGCACGCCCGCGCAGCTCATGGCGCTGCCGGAAGGCGAGCGCGACGGCGACTTCATCACCTGCTGGAGCGCCTCGCGGCTGATCGTCGCCGACGGCGTCTCGCAGCAGGCGAGCGACGTGATCAGCTGGCGGTCGAAGCCCTACCGCGTGGTGCGCTGCGCGGACCGCAGCGACAACGGGTTCTGGGAAGCGATCGCCCAGTGGAGCCCCGACAGTGGCGGAACAAACGGTAGTTAACTCGTCGCTCCGTGGCGTTCTCACCGAGATCCTGCAGCTGCCGGTCGACTACGTGCGCCCGGCCAACCAGAACGCGCCGGCCGGGGGGCTGGAAGTTCAGTTCATGACGGTGCTGATCACCAACGTCACCGGGGAGCGCGGGCACGAGACCAAGGCCGAGATCCCCGACTCGCCCGACCTGATGTACACGATCGAGGGCATGCGCAAGGCGACAGCGATGGTGCAGGCGTTCGGCGAGGGGGCGTTCGACCTGCTGCTCCGGCTGAACGCGCTGCTCGACAGCGAGTGGGCGACGTGGCAGTTCCAGCAGGCCAACTTCGGGCTCGTCGTGCGGCGCGGCCCGACCGATCTCACCGCGTTGGTCCCGGCGCTGCTCTGGCAGAGGCGCGCGCTGATGGAGATCGACTTCTACTTCATCGTCCAGGCGCAGGTCCGCGTCCCGTACTTCGCGAGCTTCTCGTGGACGATCTACGTTGACCAAGACGGTTCAGCACACTGCGAGGTACAAGTGCAATGAGCATCCCAATCTCAACGATCGTAAACGTTACCGTGTCGATGCCGCCGACCTACCCTTCGGGGACCGGCTTCTCGACGCTGATGGTGCTGGGAGAATCGACGAGCTTGCCCCTTGGAGCGCGCGCGAAGGCTTACGCGTCGGTGCAGGCGGTCGGCCAGGACTTCTCGTCCACGAGCGAGGAGTACGCGGCGGCGATCTCGTTCTTCAGCCAGAACCCCCGGCCGTCGTACCTGGTCATCGGCCGGCGCGTCGCGGGCCCGGCCGCAGGCGAGCTGCTCGGCTCCGGCAACTACGATGCCAACATCAAGGACTGGACGGCACTGTCGAAGAGCGAGGTCCTGAACCTCACCATCGACGGGACCGCACTCGTCCTCACCAACATGGACTTCTCCAAGGTGGCGAACCTGAACGGCGTGGCCGCCGTCGTGAACGGAGCTATGCTCAACCCCATCCGCGGGACCGGGAACTTGGCGCAGCCGATGACGGACACGGACACGACGATGCACCTGCAGAACCCGTCGACCGCGGCGATCGGCGACACCCTCAAGGTCGACAACGAGTTCATGCTCGTCAGCGCGGTCACGGACCCGCAGACGCTGGTCGTCACGCGCGGCACTCGCGGCACGACTGCAGCCGGGCACGGCTTCGGCGCGTCGGTCTACATCGGCGTCTCCGGCGTGATGACCGCGTCGTGCACCTTCACCGGGAGCCAGTTCTACCTGCAGAGCGGATCGACCGGGCCGACGTCCACGGTCACGGTCACCAGCTCGACGAAGCTGTCCGGCATGCTCGGCCTGGACGACGGCACCCCGACCGCGGGGGTCGCCGCGGAGGAGGACGTCAAGGCCGCGCTCGACGCGTGCCAGGCGCAGACCACGTTCTACGGGCTGGTCCTGACGAAGACGTTCGAGGACTCCGACACGCTGGAGGCCTGCGACTGGGCGGAGGCTAACTCGAAGCTGTTCGGCGCCGTCTCCGCGGACCAGAACTTGAAGTCGAGCAGCTCGACCTCGGACCTGGCGGCGACCTGCCAGGGCAAGGCGTACTCGCGCACTATCGACGCGTACAACGACCCGGCCGGCCTGAGCGACTACCTGATGGCGTCGGTCCTGGCGCGCGAGCTGGCGGTCGACTTCTCGCAGCCGAACTCGACGATCACGATCAACATGAAGCAGATGCCCGGCGTGACGCCGTCGAACCTGAACTCCAACGACGTCGAGGTCCTCGACTCGAAGAACTCGAACTACTACGTCGTGTGCGGGGCCGCGCCGATGTTCCTGCACGGCGTGATGGCGAACGGCTCGTGGCTCGACCAGCGGCACGGGCTCGACTTCCTCGCGCAGCACGTCGCGGACGCTGCCTTCGCGCAGCTGTTCATGGCCGGGAAGATCCCGCAGACGGACAAGGGCATGCAGCAGCTCGTCGGCGGCATCGAGGTCGCGATGGAGGACATGGTGCGCTGCGGCCTGATCGCGCCCGGCACCTGGCAGAGCACGGGGATCTCCGGCGTGGTCAACACCGGGGAGTTCCTCACCAAGGGCTACAAGGTCGTCGCCGCGACGATCGCGTCCCAGTCCGAAGCCGACCGCCAGGCGCGCAAGGCTCCCCCGGTGACGATCGCCTGCAAGGGGGCCGGAGCGATCCAGTCCGTCGACATCTACGTTCAATTCGAGCC